GATCATGGCCATGCTCGCCAACGGCCCGGCATCCTCCGCCGAAATACGCGAGGCCACCTGGGAGACCGAGAACCTGGTCGCCAAGGCGCTCCGGGATCTGCGCGAGCAGGGGATGGTCCGTTCCGTCAGACGGGGACACACCGCCGTCTGGCACATCAACACCGAGGGGAGGCAGGGATGACGCTCACTGCCATCAAAGGCCAGCGGGGCGAGGATATGGCATTCTGCGCATGCGATGCCTGTGGGGCAGAGAAGACCATTCCGGCGCGGCACGGGGACAGCAACGGATTCCGCGCTTACCGGAACAGCAAGAATGGCAAATACAACGTCACCCTGCACTCCGAAGCCGCAGTCATCGAGGTGTTGTGCAAGGCGGGATGGTCCAACATCAAAGGTCGCCTGCGCTGCCCGAAATGCACCACAGCGCGGATTGAAAAACAACAGGAGGTAGCAATGCAGACAGAGATCGCCCACCGCCAGCCAACCCCGGAACAGGAGGTCGATATCATCGTCGCCCTTTCATCCGCCTATGACCGCAAGGCCAAGCGATATGCCGGGGTCGAAACGGATAGATCGGTGGCGGAGGTGATCGGTGGCGGCTGCATGCCGGGCTGGGTCGCCAAAATCCGGGCCGAGAAGTTTGGGCCCGCCGGAAACGAGGAGGCCGAAGCTATTCGGGCCGAGATCATCGCCCTGCGCGATAGCACATCGAAAAGCCTTGACGCACTCACCAGCCGACTGGACCGCCTCTATGCGTCCGAGGACAAGCGGGTGAGCAAGTGACCAGCAAAGCCGAACGCAAGCGCCGCAAGAAGGCCGCGCAGATCACCATGCCGGGCGGAGAAGCCATCCCGCAGCGGATCGAAGGGGCAGGACGGCCCCGGAAGACCGCCGAGGAGCCGCGTCAAAGCGCTTTAAAAACGCGCCTCCGCATTGCTGGCATACCCGACACGCCGGAAGCCCGCAAAGACGCTGTAGCGCCCGCGTTTGGCAGCGACGTGGGGTTGTGCATCAACGCCACCCTCAAGGGTGACGAAGCGACGAAGGCGTGGGAAACCTTCTCGGCCCTCTCTGCCAGCCACCGCGCATATCAGCTCCACTACATCGGCCAGACCGGCAACCCGCAATGCGCCGCCATCGCCATGATCCCGGAGCCGATGGAAACGGACCAGAGCTTGCGCGTGGACCTGCGCACCCATGACGAGCGAGTCCGCGCCGCGAAAGCTTCCTGGGCGGCATGGGAGGCCAAGATCGCAGCCTTGCCCTTCCCGCAACTCCGCTGGGCCATCAGCGGCGTCTTGCGCGGCTTCATGGGAGAGGCAACACTGTGGCGTGACGCAAAGCCGACCAATACCGGGCGGAACGTGGTGGCAGCACTGAAGGCGATGGGGGTGTGAAAAAAATCTGCGGCGGGACGCATTTTCCTATTGACCGTGACCAGTCACAATGGCATATTTAGGACATGGAAGCACAGAGATAGCGCCAGCCCGGCAATCCCGCCGGAAGCGCCTAGAACCTGGGAGGTTCTGATGACTGCTCTTCTTCTCCTCGCTTCCCTGATGAACCTGACGGCTCTGGAGGCCATCGCGCTTCCGACCGTTGTTGATGTTGCCTGCGCCAAGTCGGGCCTGGGCCGCGATGAACTGGTGCATCGCTGCATCGACAACGTGGCGCTTCGCGACTACCTCGCGAATGCCTGCCGCGTTGGCGCGGAGGTTCTGTGATGGACGGGCTTCTCACCCTTGCTGAAATCAAAGCCAAGGCCCGCAACTTGCGGGCTAAGGTCGTGGCGATGGTCATCTTCGCAGATGATCGGATCGCCATTGTCGAAGCTGGCCCTCGCGGCGGATGGAGGATTGTTTGATGGCTGAACTTTGCCCGTTCTGCGGTGCCTATAGTCGCCGCGCATGTGAACTTGAAGACGAAACCGGCGGCGAGTGCCTATGGGAACTTGACCCCGATATTTTGCGCGAGGACAGGGACGAACGCGATAGACTTGAAGCGGAGTATGATGATTGACCGATGCCGAACGAAAAGCAGCAGAACGCCAGCGGAAACGAGCCGCTGGCCTTGTCCCGCTGGAAGTGTGGGTGCCGAAGGACAAGGTGGACGAAGTGAAGGCATGGGTTGCGCGGTTACTTGCGGAAACCACAACCAGTTGACACGCGCCCCGTTTCATGCGCAAATTACATCATCGGAACGAAACGCGCCCGGAGGAAACCCCTCTCGGGCGTTTCGCATCCCCCACCACATCACAGGCGAAACACCATGGGCACCCTCAGCTGGTCCGTCACCGAATCCGGGCGGCTCAACAAAAACGTGCAGTCCTCGCGCCATGTGGCCAGTGGGGCGTTCACCACTTCCACCAGCGCCGCCAACGTCACCGGCCTGTCCCCCTCTGTCGGCGACGTGGTTGTGGTACACGCCGACGAGGCCATGCGCATTCGCTTCGGCGCTACCGCCGCGACCGCCAGCACCGGCCACTACCTCGCCGCTGGCGCTCATCGCGAGTTCGAAATCTCGCCGAACGACGCTGGTGCAGTCTCCGCAATCGACGTGGCATAACCAAGAGGCAGGCGACCGGGATAACCGGACCTGATCCGAAATGGCAAAGCAGGGCAAAGGCCGTCCGGCTGGATTCCGCATGGATGACAGCCACCGGACTAAAATCGCAAACTCGCAAATTCTCAACAGGTTGATTGGCCACGCCGAAGGGGCGGTGGACATGACCCAAACGCAGGTGACAGCGGGGCTTGCGCTTCTCAAGAAGGTGTTGCCGGACCTTCCAACCGGCGATCCCAGCCTCGGTGAAGGCGGCCTGCACATTCATCTCGGCGCGCTGGTCCGCAAGCTGTGACCTTCACCCCTAACCCAGGGCAACAGCGCGCCCTGGACGAAACCCTGCAATCGGGCAAGCGCTTCTGCCTGCTCTACGGAGGCTCGCGGTCGGGCAAGACCGCATTGCTGGTCAAATGCGTTCAGGACCGTGCGCTCTATGCGCCGGAATCGCGGCACCTGATCCTGCGGAAAGAGGGCACGTCGGCCAAGCGCGCCATCGTGCGGGACACGTTCCCGAAGGTCTGGGCGATCAGCCATCCCGACGCGCCGATGCCGGAGTGGAAGGATCAGGAGGGCTACTTCCTTTTCCCCAACGACGCGCAGGTCTGGGTCGGCGGGATCAACGACGACAAGGCGATGGAGCGCATCCTCGGCAACGAATATGCGACCGTCTACGAAAACGAAGCCTCGGAAATCCAGTATCCGGCGCACTTGCTGGTTCGATCCCGCTTGGCGCAGGTTTGCAAGACGCTGGACGGCACAGACCTGACGCAGCGGCTCTATGTGGACCTGAACCCTACGACGCGGATGCACTGGACCTATCGCCTCTGGATCGAGGGGATGGAGCCGCAGGACAACGTTCCGATCAACCAGGAACAATACGCCTATTCCGTCATCAACCCATACGACAACCGGGCCAACCTGTCCGGTGACTACCTTGCCGACCTTGAGAGCCTGCCCGAGCGGCAGAAGAAACGCTTCCTGCTCGGCGAATACGTCAGCGACGACGAGGGCGCGCTCTGGCGCAGGGAGTTCATCAAGCGGTCCACGCTCAAGGCCAGCGGCGACTGGCCGGTGGAGATGGTGCGGATCGTGGTTGCCGTTGATCCCGCAGTGTCGGCCAACCCCGGATCGGACGAGACAGGCATCATCGGCATCGGTCTTGGCAAGGACGGCAACGGCTACGTGCTGGCCGACGAGAGCGGCAAGTATCGGCCCGAGGAATGGGCAAGGCGCGTGGCCTCGCTCTACCACAGCCTCGACGCCGACCGGGTGATCGGTGAGGTCAACCAGGGCGGTGACATGGTGGAGGCGACGATCCGCGCCCATGCGCCCGGCATCCCTTACCGGGCGGTCAGGGCGACCCGAGGCAAGGCTGTCCGGGCCGAGCCTGTCGCGGCGCTGTATGAGCGCGGCAAGATGTTCCACGTCGGGGAATTCGCCGATCTGGAGGACCAGATGTGCAGCCTTACGGTCGGTTTCGATAGCAAGGTCACGGGCTGGTCGCCCGACCGCGTGGATGCGCTGGTCTGGGGCGTGATGGAGCTGTTCCCCACGCTTTCGGCGCGGCAGCAGACGGTCGACGTTCTTCCTGCCCCCCAATTCACTATGGTTTGAGGCCGCGCGGATGAAAGACAGCATCAAGGCGTCCATCGGGCGGCTGATCCAGGTCGCGCAGAACCAGGAGCAATCCGAGCGCCGGGGCGACCTGTTCGACCGCTACATGGGCGAGCCATACGGCGACGAGGTGGCGAACAAGTCGAAGTTCATCAGCACCGACGTATCGGACGCGGTGGAGGCCATTCTCCCCGACCTGATGGACGTGTTCACCTCGGCGGAGGATGTTGTGGAGTTCGTGCCGGTGGGGCCGGACGACGAGGCTGCGGCCACGCAGGAGACCGCCGCCGTCTCGCATATGTTCTGGCAGAAGAACCAGGGCTTCGAAATCCTCTATGTCTGGATCAAGGAGGCGCTGATCCAGCAGAACAGCTACGTCAAGCGCGGATGGCAGGAAAAGGTCAGGGTTGAGGTCGAGGAATATGCGGACCTGACCCCGGATGAATTCCTGAAGATCATGCTTGATGTTCCCGACGCGGAAATCCTTGAGCAATCCGGCGGCATGGCACCGGACGGCACTTTTGAGCCGATCACGATCAAGCTGCGGATCGTCAGCAAGGACAAGCGGTATGTGGTGGAGGCCATTCCGCAGGAGGAATTCTTCCTTACGCCGCGCTGGAGCCGGGTAAGCCTTGAAGGGGTGCCGTGCTGCGGCCACCGCCGGAAGATGGAGGTCGGCGAACTCAAGGCGATGGGGTTCGACGAGGACAGCATCAAGGCGGCCAAGGACGACGGCGACTGGCAGCAGACCGACGATCGCTTCGATACCGAGGACACGCACGAGCAGGAAGACAGCGGCGAGGACAGTTCCACCAGGACGGTGCAGGTCTATGAGGCTTATTGCCGGGTGGACATCGACGGCGACGGCATCGCGGAACTGGTGCAGGTCTGGGCTACGGGGGATGGGTCTGACATCCTGAAGCGGGGCGGCAAGGAGGCCGTGGAAGAAGTCTCCTGCCTGCCGTTTTCGGCGCTGACGCCGTTCATCGTGCCGCACCGTCACATCGGGCGGGCCGTGGCCGAGCTTGTGGACGACGTGCAGAAGATCAAGACCGTCCTCTACCGGCAGACCTTGGACAGCATCTACCGGACGAATTACACGCGCCCGCATTTCGACGAAAACCAGGCGGGGCAGCACACATACAACGACTTGATGAACCCGGCGGCAGGTGCGCCTGTTCGCACGGGCGGGGCTATGATCGAATATCCCATGCCGCCGCAAGTGATCGGGGCGACCTTGCCGCTGATCGAGCGCATGGACGACCTGAAGGAGGCCCGCACCGGGGCCACGCGGTATAACCAGGGTCTTGACGCGGAAAGCCTGAACAAGACCGCGACGGGCATTCAGAAGATCATGAACGCCTCGCAGAAGAAGACGCTTCTGATCGCCCGAACCATCGCCGAAACCGGATTGCGTGACCTGTTTCTCGGCATTCATCGCGACCTGCGGAGAGGGCCGGTCAAGGAACTGGTCATGAAGCTGACCGGCGACTGGGTGCAGGTGAACCCGCGCGAGTGGCAGGACCGGACCGACGTGAATGTCAGGGTCGGCATGGGGACAGGGGACCGCGAGAACATCCGCATGGGCCTGCAACTCATGTCCACGATCCAGGAAAAGCTGATGATGGCCGGGTCGCGGATGGTGGACGAGGCCAAGATTTACGAGACGGCGCAGCGGATGATGGCAACCTTCGGCTTCAAGTCGGTGGAACCGTTCCTGACGCATCCGTCGAAACTGCCGCCGCCCCCGCCGCCGCAACCTGATCCGCAAGCGCTGCTGGCGCAGAAGCAGATGCAGATCATGGAAGACGAAAGCAAGGGCCGCATGGCGCTGGACGCCCAGAAAGCGCAGTGGGATCACGAGCGCAAGACCGCAGAGGTCCGCATCAGGGGCGCGGCAGAGGAGCGGCAGGCGGCCAAGACCGCATCGGACATCATGACCGACGCCGAGCGGCTTGATCTGGACCGCAAGAAGGCGGCCATGACCGACGACCTGGAGCGGGACAAGCTGGAGAAGCAGTCCGCGCCGCCGGTGGCATACGGTGAACTTTAAACGCATCGCCGCGATTGCGGCTGATGGGGACTTTCTGGCGTTCGTGGCATCAGAGCGCGAACGGCTGACCGGAAGGGTCATGTCTGCGGCGACCTCGCCCGAGGACCGTGAGAAGGCATTGATCGACTACCACGCTCTTGCGCGTCTCGTGGCCCGGATGGCCAGCGCAGAGCAGGAAGCCAAGAAGGAAACTGATGAATGACCGGGAATCCCGACGGGACGCTCTCGCTTGATCAGGCTGTCGAGAAGATGATGGGGGTAGCCCCGGAAGCTGACGACGAAACCGCAGAAATTGCCGAGGCAGAGGAACCCGAACAGGGCGAATCCGAGGCCGAGGCCGTCGAAGCGGTGGCGGAAACCGAAGATGCGGGCGAGCCGGAAGCGGAACCCGAATATGAGGTGGAAACCAAGGGCGGGAAACGCAGGGTCAAGCTTTCCGAACTGCTGGAAAGCCCCATGTTCAAGGCCGACTACACCCAGAAAACGATGGCCGTTGCAGAAGAACGCAAGGCCGTTGAAGCGGAGCGGTCGGAAGTCTCCCGCCTGAAAGAGCAGCTGAGCGAAGCCTTGCAACAATGGGCTGTGCCCGTTGAGCAGGAGCCGAACTGGACGGAACTTGCGCAGAAACTGGACCCCCGCCAATACAATGAGGCGCGGGCGAGGTGGGATGAGCGGAAATCCATCGCCGAGAGGGCGCGAAACGCCTTCCAGACGATGCAGAAGGCCCAGCGGGACAGGTTGATCGCCGAGGAACAATCCAAGCTTTTGGACGCGGTTCCCGAGTGGCGCGACCCCGCAGCTTTCGATGCCGCAGCCCGTGAAATGGTGGACATCGGCAAGGTTTACGGGTTTGCGCCCGATGAACTTGCCGGGGCCACGGATCACCGGGTTTTCCTCGTTCTGCGCGATGCCGCCGCATACCGGAAGCTGAAAGCGGCCAAGCCGGAGGTGACGAAGAAGGTCGCCCATGCAGCCGTGACGCTCAAGCCGGGGGCCAAGCCGACCAGGGCGGAAGTTTCGACGGAAGCTCGTCAAAAGCAACTGGCGCAACTCAGGAAGACCGGCTCCATCGAGGACGCCGTTGCCCTCCTGATGCGCTGATCACTTCAGCAAAAGGAACGAAACGATGGCACAGCCCGTCAATGCGTTCGACAGCTACGACATGCGGGGCATCCGCGAAGACCTGTCGGACATCATCTACGACGTTTCCCCCTCGGAAACGCCGTTCTACAGCCGCACCAAGAAGACCAAGGCGGCGGCCACCTACACCGAATGGCAGACCGACGCTCTGCGCGCATCCGCCGTCAACGCCCATATCGAGGGCGACGACACCGTTGCGGAGGCCCGCACCGCCACCACCCGTCTGGGGAACTATACCCAGATTTTCAAGAACGCGGTTGTCATTCCCGGCACCGACGATGGCCTGAACAAGGCCGGGCGCGGCAAGGAAATGGCCTTCCAGGTCATGAAGGTGGCGAAAGAGCAGAAGCTGGACATCGAGAAGGCGCTGTTCGCCAACCAAGCCCGCTCGGCTGGTTCGGCGGTTGCGCCTCGTTACATGGCCGGCGCGCCATGCTGGCTTGTGACCAACACCGTGAACGAAACGGGTTCCTCCGGTGCTGATCCGACCGGCGACGGGTCGAACGCGCGGACGGACGACGGCTCGACCGTTGCCTATTCGCAGACCCGCACCGACCTCGCGCTTCAGACCGCGTGGGAAAACGGCGGCTCGCCGGATACCTGCTACCTGTCGGCCACCCAGATGACCATCGCTCTGGGCTTCACCGGCAACAACGGCCAGAAGAACGAGGTCTCGCCGACCCGCGTTTCCAAGAACGTGGAAGTCTACGTCACGCCCTGGGGGACCATCGAGTTCATCCCGACCCGCCAGAACCGCTCGCGTGACGTGTTCCTGATGCAGTCGGACATGTGGGCGATCCCTGTCCTGCGCGGCACGAAGAACACCGAGCTGGCCAAGACCGGCGACAGTGAGAAGCGCCAAGTCGTCACCGAGTTGACCCTCGCCTGCCTGAACGAAAAGGCACACGCGGCGGTCTACGACAACACCTGAGAAGGAGGGGACTGAAATGTCTTCGGAATACAAGCCCAACTTCGGGGTTGTCGCTGTCACGGCTTCGACCCTGACCGCCCGCGCAGACGCGCACGGCGGTGTTCCCGTCGCGCTGGACCGCGCGGCGGGCATTGCTGTCACCCTCCCCGCCGCAACCGGGTCGGGCGTCACCTTCGAATTCGTCGTGATCACCACGGTCACGTCGAACTCGACCACGATCAAGGTGGCAAACTCGTCGGACGTGATGATCGGTGTTCTGTCGGTGGCGACCGACATCGCCGGTGTCACCTGCCCGACGACTTCGACCAGCGACACCATCACCATGAACGGGTCCACCACGGGCGGCGTTCTCGGATCGAGGGTGGTCCTGACCGACATCGCCGCGAACAAGTGGATGGTGTCCGGTGAGCTGAACTCGACAGGCGCGGAGGCCACGCCCTTCTCGGCCACGGTCTGATGACCCTCTCCGCCTCCCTTACGGGGGGCGGAGTCTCATAAGGAACCCCCGACATGGCAAGACCGCGCAAGACCCCGGATTCCGGGGATGAAGCCTTGTTCCCGATGGTTGTCACTTCCGCCGCGATCCTGATTGGCAGCGAGCGCTATGGACAGGACGCCCGGATTGCCGTCCCCGCGCATGTCCGGGCCACGCTCCTGCAAGCGATGACCGCCCGCGATGCTTGAAAGCTGGAGCGAGGAAGACGGCAAGCTGGTCCACAAGCGGACGGCGCTGATCGACCTTGACCGGGGGCAGAAGCTCCGGGACGCGCCGTCCGCGCCAGTCTCCGAAAGCTGGCACGTCGGAACCATCCCGCTGATCGTCATGGAGCAGTGGTTCAAGGAGGCCGGGGTGGCGTGGGATGATCGGCCTGCCTGCCAGGAAGTCATCCGCAAGAAGCTGCTGGACGGCGATTTCAACAAATTCCGGGTCAAGGAAGGGCGCTTCTGATGAACTTCGGCGAACTCAAGGCCCAACTGCTTGCGCTGGTCGGTCGCGCCCCGTCCGACCTGTGCTATACGCTGGTCACGGCGGACATCAACGCGGCGCTGCGGATTGCAGCGATGGAAGACACCGCCACGCTCACGGAGGCGGCATCTGTGGCTCTCCCTGCGGACTTCCTGTCCGTCGTCAGCGTCTACCGCGACACCACGCCCAGGACGCCTCTCAGCCCCACCACGGCCCAGGCGATCAACAATGGGCACTCTCCCAGCGGGACGCCGAAGCAATACGCCATTGTCGACGGGGCGATGCTGCTGAATCCCGAGCCGGACGGGTCGGAAGATATCGTCCTGCGGTATTTCGCCAAGCAAGCCGATCTGGTGGACGACAGCGACACGACCCCGGTCCTGACCAAGCATCCGGCGATCTACGTCTACGGCGCGCTGGCGCATCATTCGGCGCTGATCCGCAACATGGAGGCTGCGGCAATCTGGCAAGGCCAGTATGTGCAGGCGGTGAAGGGCGCGCGGGCGGCGGATTCCGGTGATCGGTATTCCGGCGCGCCGATGGAACCCGTGGTGCGGAGCGCGCCGTGATCGAGTTTCGCTTTGGCCCATGGCTACCGGATGCGTCAGACTTCAAGAACCCAGGCCTTGAGGTGTGCAAGAACGCCATCCCATCGCCCGGCGGGTATCAGCCCGCGCTTGGGTTCTCGGCGGCGCTGGCGGATGTTGGCGCATCCGTCCTGTCGGCCAAGAGTTTCGAGCGGAAGGATGGAACGCGGATTACGGTTTGCGCGACGGCTGGCGATCTGCATGTGATCATCGGTGGCACGGTGACGGACAGCACATTGTCTCTGACCCTGACCGCCGCGCCTGTGTTCGAGCAGTTCGGGCCGTCGATTTGGGCGACCGAGAAGAACGGCGGAACTTGGGTTCTCGCTGACGTTGAGGCAGACACCACTTTTGCCGCCGCATCGAACACGATCCCATCCGCGCGGGCGCTGTGGCGGGTTGGTGATTTCCTCTTCGCGGGCAACCTGACGGACACCGACATATCCGACCAGCCGTATCGCATTCGCTGGTCGCCGTTCAACAACCCCGGAGGCGACTGGGAGACCGATATCGGGACGCAATCCGATGCGGTGGACATGCCCTTCGAATATGGCGCGGTGATGGGGGGGTCTGGATGGGCGTTCGGCGTCATCCTGCAACGCTCTGCCATTTCCCGGATCAGCTACACCGGTGGCACGTCAGTCTTTGCGAAGGAGATCGTTGACCGCCAGCGGGGGTGTTCATCCTCGGCCAGCGTGGTAGCGGTCGGGGATCGGGTCTATTTCCTGTCTGACGACGGGTTCTTTTTCACCGATGGCGGCCCGGCACAGGTCATCTCGCGCGGACGCGTCTGGCAGTGGTTTCAGTCGAACGTTGGCCAGACCAGGCTTGAGAATGTGAAGGGCGCGGTGGACTGGCCGAACCGCTGCGTCATATGGACCATGCCGAACGATGACGGCGTTATCTTCGGGCGGGTCTATTTCAACTGGGAGACGGAGCAGTGGTCCTATGTCGAGGGGGCCGCAGATTGCCTTTTTTCTTCCGGGAAGGACGGCCTGACGCTCGAGCAGGTTGCAGCGCTGTATCCCGATCTGGATGCCATGGACGTGTCTCTCGATAGCGCATTGTTCCGCGCACAGGGTCGCCAGTTGGCGGCCTTCGTGGGGGGGGAGTTGGTCACTACGACCGGCGATGCCTTGGCGATGGAGATGGAGACGGGCGAATTCCAGGTGGCACCCGGAAAGCGGTGCTATGTGTCGGAGGTTCTGCCTCTGATCACGAACCCAGACGATACCACCGTCGTCGAGTTGCGTGGGCGCGTGTTGCAGAACCAGGCGTTCACGCAAACAGGAGAGGTCGCGACCGGCCCGCTGGGGTTTGCGCCCTTCAACTTCGACGCCCGGTATTTCCGGGTCAGGACCGTAGTTCCGGCGCAGACGCTGTGGGCTGACGCATGGGGCTTCCAGATGGAAGTCGCCGCGAGCGGGTGGTGAGCATGGAACAGCGGATCAGGGTAAGCGACCCATCCCCCATTATCGGAAAGCGTTTTGTCCCGATTGACCACCTGTTGATCACCGGAACGTCCAGCGGCGCTGCACAGACGCTTTACACCGTCCGCGTGGGGGTGATGCTCAAGGTCGGGCAACTGGCCGCGGCAAACACATCCGCATCGCCTGTGGCGCTGACGCTGTATTCGGTGCCGGATGGCGGATCGGTGGCGACCGGCAACATGGAACTCGGCGCGGTGTCGATTGCGGCGAATACCTCGGTTGATCTGACGCATCTGGTCGGCGGGCTTTACAAGGCTGGTGCCACGCTGCGGGCTTTCGCCGGGACGGGCAGCGTTCTCGTCCTGCATGGCTGGGGCGAAGAAATCCTGTGAGGTGCATTCCGGTCCCAGCCGGGGATCTGGACGACTGGTTGCCACGGATCGGCTGGCATCTTGAGAGGTTTGCGGCAAACGGGCAGTGGACGGCGGATGATTTCGCGGATCAGGTCCGAAATCGGAGCCGCCAGCTGTGGATAGCGGAAGAAAACGGGATCAAGGCGGTCTGCCTCACCTCGGTTAGTGACGACCGGCTGAAAACGGTAAATGTGACCCACTGCGCCGGGGAGGACTACGGCGCTTGGGCGCATTTCATCCTGCTTATCGCGGGGTGGGCAAAAGAAATCGGCGCGCAACGCTTTGAAGTGACGGCCCGGCCCGGTTGGGAGCGGGTTCTGCGGCAATTTGGCCTGCGAAAGTCGCATGTCATGCTGGAAATGAGGCTCTGAAATGGGTTCGAAATCGACAACCACGCAAAAGGCCGACCCGTGGAAGCCCGCGCAGCCGTTCATCCTCGAGGGGCTGAAGGATGCTGGCGCGCTGTATGACGCTGGCGGCTTCAATATCTCGCCCTATGCCGGACAGATGGTCGCCGGTTACGACCCGATGAAGGCGCAGGCCGACGCCGGGGTGCAATCGGCTTACGGCAACGCGCTGGACATGGCTGGGCAGGGCCAGCAAGCTATTGCCAACGCAATGGACCCGAATGCCCGGTCGGCAGGCTGGGATCAGGTGGTGCAGAACACCGTCAACTCCATCATGCCGGGCATCAATTCCAGCTTCGCCGGGTCCGGGATGACGGGTTCAGGGCTTCACGCGCAGAACCTCGCCAAGGGGCTTTCCGCCGGGGTTGCCGACGTGGAAAATCAGGCGTGGCAGCAGGGCCAGAACCGGGCGTTGCAGGCCGCCGGAATGCTGCCCCAGATGGCCGGGATGCAGTTCAGCGCGGCGGATGCCTTGCGCGCGGCTGGCGCGGATCGTCAGCAGCAGCAGCAGCAGGAGATCAGCGCGAACGTCTTGCAGGATCAGCAGGCCAAGACGGCGGACCTCAGTGCGATCCAGCAATATCTGTCGCTGGTGTCGGGGCTTGGTGGCCAGTTTGGAACGCAGACATCGACCCAATCCCAGAACGCCGGGCTTATGGGGATGCTCGGGTTTGGGCTTCAGGCCGCGCCGCTTCTGTTCTCCGACCGGCGGCTGAAAGAGGACATCGAGAAGGTCGGCAAGACCGACGACGGGCTGAACGTGTATCGTTACAAATATAAGGGCAGCCCGACCGTCCACATGGGCGTGATGGCGCAGGAAGTGCAGAAGAAAAAGCCCGAGGCCGTCCACAAGGTCGGCGGGTTCCTTGCCGTTGATTATGGGGCGATCTGATGGCGTGGTTTGAGAAGGCGAAGGAATGGATGACGCCCGAGCGGGCGCTTGCATTCCAGGGCATCGGCATGGGGCTTTCCCAGCTTGATGCGGGCCAGCCGGTGAACCTTTCCCCGGTCTATGAGGCCCTTGATCAGCGCAAGCAGCAGGCGGCCATGCGCAAGATGCTGGACGTTCCCGGCATCATGGACAGCTTCACGCCGCAACAGCAGGCGGTGATTGCGGCCATGCCCGAGGGGCTTGCAACGCAGGTCATCATGGAACACGCGTTCAAGGCGCAGGAGCCGGTGGCCGGGGTGAACGTCGGCGGGAACCTGGTGAACCCGTATACCGGCGAGGTGATGTATGCCGCGCCGGGTGAAGCGCCCAAGCCTATCGAAGTGGGCGGGGTGCTGCTTGATCCAGTGACGATGCAGCCGATTTTCGACAGCCGGACGGCAGACGTTCCGGCCACGCCGATGACCCCGGAAGAGCGTGCGCGCTGGGGCATTCCAGAAACGGACAAGACGCCCTACAAGATGACGGAGAATGGGCCGGTCGCCATCGGCGGTGGCGGAACCAGCGTGACCGTGGACTTGGGTGGCGGGCCAGAAATGGGCAAGCTCTCGACCGACTATGCCTATTTGACTGATCCAGTCACAGGCAAGGTCATCATTGATCCGGAAACCAACCTGCCGAAGGCCGCGCCAGTCCCCGGATCGCCAGCGGCCATCGAGGCAGAGGCTGCCAAAGCCAAAGGCGAAAAGCGCGACACGCAAACCGCAAACTCGGCAGATATCGTTCTTCAGGACATCAACAAGGCGATTGAGCAGACCTCTGGCTGGACTGCTGGCATGGGGTCACTTCTGTCCGGGGTGCCCGGATCGGGCGCGGCTGACCTGCAAAGTTCTCTCGACACGATTGTTGCAAATATCGGCTTTGATCGACTGCAACAGATGCGTGAGGCCAGCCCGACCGGCGGCGCGCTCGGCGGCATCGCCGTGCCGGAATTGGTCATGCTGCAAGCTGTTTTGGGTTCGCTCAAAACCAGCCAATCGCCGGATCAGTTGAAGGCCAACCTCACGCGGTTGAAGGAAATCTATGAGCCGATTGCGGCCAAGGCGGCGGCATACCCCAATGCGGCTGACTTCGGGTTCAGCGGCGGGACGGCGGCGGCCCCGGCTGCGACAGTCAACACCACGCCCAGCGGCGATCTGGGCCTTTCCGACGATGACATGAAGTATCTGGGGCAACCGTAATGGC